CCAGAGGGGCAACATACTTAAATGTTTCTCCCATCATTGCAACATTGGTGTTAGAACTACTCGATGCTTTAGCCAGTACATCTGCAAAATGTCCAGAATCCTTTGCTTTCAATCCGAAAGCGGTCATTGAGTCCGTTACAATGTCGGATACTGTTCCAAGGTCTTCTCCAGATGCTGCAGCTAAGTTCATGACACCGGACAATCCAGAAACCATCTGATTTGTTTTCCACCCTGCCATAGCCATATATTTTAGTGCTGTAGCTGACTCTGTAGCAGAGAACTTCGTTGTAGCTCCCATCTGCTTTGCTTTTGCAGATAGCTTTTTCAGGTCTTTTCCAGATGCTCCGGAGATCGCCTGGACCTCGCTCATTCCTGCTTCAAAAGACTTGCCTACATCGATCGTCTTTTTTGCGGCCGCCACAGATGCAACTCCAATTACTGCTGCAGATTTTTTCATCAATCCGGCCATCTTTGATGTTGCACTCTCTGTACTTGCTACTGTACTTTGATTAGATTCTTCCCAAGACTTTTTTGCGCCATCTGCACTTTCTTTTGCAGTATCCTTTACCTTTTTATGAGACTGCTGCATCTTCGTAGATGCGGATTCTGTTCCTTTTGCTGCTGAATCAGCTCCTTGTTTGGCTGCCTGTCCTGCTTTCGATGCTGAATCCTTTGCACTCTTTTCTACTTGTTTTCCGGTTTTCTCTGCTGACTTAGCAACTTCTTCTACACTCTTTTGTGCCTGATCAGAAGCTTTATCTATCTCCTGTGCTGTACTCTTAGAAGAAGACTCAACTTCTTTCTTAAGATCGTTTAATCCTTTTTCTGCACCAGAATTATCCAGTTTGGTTTCTATTGTAACTGTACCATCTGCCATGTCTTCACCTCGTCAAATAACTAAAATTCTAAAGTTTCTAAGCTATTTGACGTCCTGGGTGCTCAACCTGCAGATCCAAGCTCTCGCCTGTTCGCTTCTCTTATCACAATATTCCTGACAGATCACCGCCATTTAGCAGTATCTGTGTTATCTCATCCTGCCTCTTCTTTTCTTCTTTGCTTATCTCATCCGGAAGTGCATAGATTTTTTGCATCTCCCTTATCCTTTTTCTCTGTTCTTTGTCAAAATTCTTTAACTCTGCCCCGCGATATCCAATGATCTCACAGATTTTGCAATCATCATGCAGGGCACTAAATAATGACATGAACTTCCACCAATGCAAGAAATCAACTTCAAACAGATCAATCTTATAATCCTGCATAAACCCTGCATTGATATAATCAAAATCATATTCAAAGCTGATCACTTTTTTCTTTGTTTTTGTTTTTGATTGTTTATCTTCCTTACCACAGGAATAAAACCACAGCATTTTTTCCATAGCTTCTTCCAGATCATCCGGAACATTATCTTTGTAAAAGAGCTTTAGCGCATCATAATATTTTGCATTTTGAATCGCATCTTTTTCTTCAATATCGATCTCTTTCATCATCTCTGCTGCAAACTTCTTTTGATCATCTGTAACTTTTTTTCCAAAGATAATCCCTTCAACATTCATGATTGTTCTGAAATCAGCATCAATCTTATATGTTTCACTCCCGATATCTACTGACACCGGGAGTTCTCTTCTGATCATTCAGCTCCTAACAACTTAGACAGTTCATTGACTCTCTTTTCATGATCTGCTAACTGTGAATCTCTGATAGAATAAAGCTTCTTAACTGCTTTCGTTCTTTCTGTCAGATCATGTTTAGCAGTAAAGATTTTATCTGCAGAACCTTCTCCAAATACTGCATCAAAAAACCTACTCATGATTTCTGACTCGTTTGCAACGCCTTCTGGACCCATCATTCCATCTTTTACATTCTTTTCTTCGTACTCTCCAAGTTCCTTCCACATCTCTTTGCTTGCATCATTAAACTTCTTCATCATATCTGCATCCAGAAAATTAAATGCAAGCTTCTCTCCATTCCAAATAAACATATATCTTACTCCTTAATTCTAATTCCAATCTTCGCTTCGCTTTCGTTTACTCTGTCGCTGAATCCGGTGTAAATGTCTTTGTCTTTGTATCAAATTTACCCATAACAGGATCTCCTTTGTCGTGAAGTGTTCCCTCAACCTGTAATTCTCCGTCATTATCAGAGAAACTTGAAATTTCAGCAGCTACGGTAAACATACGTGCTTTGAATACTGTCCCAGTGGTATCTCCTTCTACTTTTTCATCCAGATCAACGCGAACAAATTCACGTTCTGCATCTGCTCCTGTTTTTCTCTCTTTACCAATACTGACCAGATCTTTAATGACCTTTTCGCTTGGAATCTGATCGGCTGTAAATCCGTGCTCACCTTCATAACTTGTAATGCTTGATGTGGATGATTTATCATTGATATATTTTTTGCTCGTTGTCTGTGCTCCTGGATCTTCGTTCAACTCTGTAAAACCAGTTCCCATTAATTCAAACGCTTCAGACACCTTTAAATAAGATGCTTCCTGATAACGCTGTTTTACTGTTTTGCTTGCTGTTTCTGCCATTTTATATTCCTCCTAATTTCTGATAATAAATTAATTGGCACTGAATCTGATACTGTGCTTTAGTCGCATCTGCGTTAAACACATAGCCATTTGTCAGTGCCTGTATTTTAATTGCTCTTTTTCCTTTATCCATTTCCGGAAGTTCGTTATTGATTGTGCATCGTTCCAACCAGTCTGAGAAATCTTCGTAAAACTCTGCTACGTCAATATTCTCTGCAACGTCTGCCCCGAAGTACTCACGGCTTGCCAGGACAAAATTAAAACGGCGTTCTGTGTCACCGTTAATATACCGCCTTTTGATTGGCTGTGATGTTACAGATGCTTCAATCGCATAACTTTTTGTATCCTCCGGAAGATGTTCCACGCCCACCAGATCATCGAATGCTGATAATCCTGGATAGTCCTGGATAAATGCTCTCACACTTGCGATCACACTCATTCTGCTTTACCTCCTACAAAATCTGCAACAGACTGAACAATCTGATCTCCATTGTCTGCCCAACATCTTTGATCCCATTCTTTGCCACGAAGTCCATTCCCTTTGTTCTCGTGATATTGCTTTTGTGCATATGGAGTTACAAACTGGATTGAGTCCACATTTTCTATTGCAGTATCTTTTAATACTCCGGTTAAAAATGGAACATATGGATCCATCTTTCTTCGGAACTCTCCGGTAAAAAATCTTTGTGCGGGTCCACCAACTTGAAGACCTCTTGTCTTTAAGATCTGATCGGGCGAAAGTTCGACTTTAACTTGTGTTCCCATATTTAAGCACCTCCGATTCTCCAATGTGGCAAACTTCCTCTCCGGTTATCCGAAAACGATAATACTTTTCCTGTGTGCTGCTGCTTTAAAAATTCTGATTCTTTCTCAAAATCTTCTAACAATCCTTTTCCAAACAGATCTCCGTTATTGATCGTCCAGTATTTTTCTGCTTCTTCTGCAGATAATTCCCGATACTTATCAGCATCAATGTATTCTTTCCCTTCCGTATCTGCAGATAAAGGAATGCGGATCTGATACATATCTGCAGAACTAAGTCCCTGATCGGTAACAGTTGTCTGCTGCTTTGTGTAAAAACTGACACCTTTGATCTGAGTCTTTAAATAAAGCTTTCGTGCTGTCTTTTTATCAACTCCACGATTGTTATAGATCGTCAGATCTGCATTTGTCATCATATGGTCCACACCCCCTGTACAAGAGTCCCGTATGTGCAAGATAAGGATATGCTGCTTTCTTACAACGATGCTCCACAGTGCCTGTTGTTTTGCTCTGACTCGTCACAAAACTTACGCTGTATCCATCGTTGTTCTCACTTGCAATCTCCCTTCCTGCATCATCTTTTCTCATTCCATCCTGATACATCACATCTGCTATCGCACATGTGGCCAAGCTTACCTCTTCTGGAATCTCTGTCATATCATCGACTCTGGAAAAAGTAAGAAACTTCACAAAGATACTCGCCTTTAAGATCATACTAGGGAAAGCTTTCTCCGGTATGATCTCGCCATGAAATGTATTTTCATAAAAATCCCTGTCTGCATATTCCACCATACCGGATCACCGCCTACCCTCTGGAAATGATTCTTGCGATTGGAATTGCTTTGTGATCGATCACTTTCTTATCGGAATTTGTTTTTCCGTTATCAACCAGTGTCCAGTTAGATCCATCAGCAAGTTCTGCATCTGTTGGGGATTTTGCAGCCATAGATTTTCTAGTAAACGAAATTCCGTATGGTGCAAATACTTTTCTCTGTCTCATATACAGAGTATCTTCTCCACCATGTGTTTTTGGATCACGATGCATTTCATATGGCACCTTTGCGCCGATATCTTCATAGTCAAAAGCCCCATCACCTAATACATAAGTTGTATATTTTGTGTAAGCTTCCTGTGCTGCAACATAACCAGACTCTCCCTTTGTTCCACTTTCTTCTACTGCAGCAACTTCTTCTGCTGGCATGGAATCATCGATCAGAACCAGACGACCATTCCATGTCGCAAGAGTTAAGTCTCTTTCAACTCCATTTGCATCTGTCTGTGTCATGTATTTTAACAGCTTCAGATTTTCAAGGTTTGTTGCTACCGCACTGTGCATGATCGCGATCGTAAACTTAGACTTATTATCTCCTGCTGCTTTCTGTAAAGCTGTATTTAACGTGTCAGCCTGTACAACGTTCTTTACGTTTCCATCTTTGTCAGTTGCTGTTACTTCTGTGATATCAGATGTATGTTTATCAACAAAGACTTTGTTTTCTTTTCCGGTCATTGCAAAGACACCATCCAGAATCTTTACTAATGTTGTCTGATCAAGATCAGCTTTGTAATCATTGACCTGTGCTGCAACATTGTCCATAAAACTTACACCACCTGTAACATCTTCTGAAAAGTCTCGCTCAGTCCATCCTTTCATACGACCAACTACAACAACACCTCTTTCAAATGTGTCTGTGTTTTCAGACTTAAGATCTGTCTCACCATCATAGTTCTGTGCTGCTCCACCGATCAGACCATGCATTGGCAATACTGCATATACTGTTCCTGTCTGAGAACTGAACGTGTTTTTGATATCCTGATTACCTTTTAGGGCTCTGGACTTGATCAGCTCGTTCTTTTTTAAATTTGGAATCCTCTCTGTGTAGGCACCGAATGCCTGAGGATTGAATGATTTAGAATCAAATTTTTCTCCTGCCATTTTTTACTCCTTTATTTAAATCTCTGCTCCGGGATTCTGTTCCATATAGTCACAGAGTTCCGAATATGTCATTTCACTTGGTTTCTTTCCACCAATACCGCCAGAACCACCATTTGTTCCTTTAACGATCGTTGGTGCAGGTTCATCACTTTCGAACAAAAAGCCGTTTTCTTCCTTGATCTGTGACAGCTGTTCATCTAAACCGATGATCTTTCCATCGTTTAATTTCAGTCCATCCATATCAAGTAATGCCTTGACCGCTTTGCTATTTCTAGCTCTCGCTCCTGTCAATGCTGCAGATAATGCATAATCAAATTTCAATTCTGAAATCTGGGCATCTGCATCACTCTTTGCTTTCTCAGCTTTCTCTTTCCAGTCATCTGCTGCCTGCTTGATGCCGTCAATGTCCATGTCCCTAAACTTCTGAATTTCTTCATTTGCATCGTTTACCTGAGTTTCAAGACTTTCTGATTTCAGCTTGTAGCTGTCTCGCTCCTGAGTGATCTTTTCTGATTTCTTCTGTTCTGCTGCGATGTCTTTCCCGTTTTCGGCCATGATCTTATCGATCACTTCCTGGGTAAGTCCTAGCTCTTTTAAAAATTCTGTTTTCATGTTGCTCGTTCTCCTTTCGTATTAGGTTGTTTTAGGCGTGTAACCGACCGCCACGAACCGACTGTTTAAGGTCTGATCAACTGACCAATGTTGTTTCTTTGCATAAAAATAACACCCAGATCTCTCTGCGCGTCTTCTGCAGCTTAACCCTGCTGCCGGGAGATATTTGGATCACCGTCCTTTCTATTCTGTTGACTTCATGCTGCACTGCTCCTTTCTTAAAATTTCGTATAAAAATACCACCTGATATTGATCAGATGGTACATATTTATAGACCTGGCGTTATATCCTTGATTCCTTTCACGGCATTATATACTTTTTTCATCATTGAATTTTCCTGTAAATACTCAAGACCTTTTAATGTAATTCTAACATCACTTGCATTGATTCTTGTTGCTCCTGTGATATCACGTTTCATACTTACACCCTTGATATATCCGACATCAACCATCATCTCTATATATCGTGCCCAGCGTTCTTTGGAAACCCCTAAGGCTTCCGGCCCAACATCGTTGATATCAAATTCTGGATAATCCATTGCTTTTTCCAATGCTGATAAGATTTTATATACAGCTTTAAAGTTATCCATTGTTCTCACCTTTCGCTTTTTCTACTTTATCTTTTATCAACTGATACCATCCATTGTTTTCGTTATCAAAATATGGGCAGTTATAATCTTTGGCCTTTAAGTGTTTGTTTGGTATCTTCCCGTATACTTTGCATAAAGTTTCATAACCTTTTTCATCAAAATCTGCTTTTCTGCATGCATGGCATATTGGTATAGGACTTGTCACTTTTGCCATTCCAGGAAAGTCATCAAAACTCGGACCTATTTCCATTTCTTGTTTCACACCATTTTCATCATAATAATATCCTATTCCACTCATAAAACAGCCTCCGCTTTGATATAGTATCTGTCCTTTTCTTTATTTACACTTTTTATTTTATACTGAAAGCCTCGTTTAAACAACACTTCTTCTTGATTTTTGTATTTTTCAGTTGCGACATCTTTTATATATAAACAGCCTTTATACCCTTTATGGATCTCAATTTCAAGATGAACATTTCTACCCTGATACATTATGTCATGAAAAGATGTAGATGTATAACCTTTATTCGTTAAGGTCATTCCATTCATTCTTTTTATATCCTCTTCGGAATATTGAAAACCTTTTGGAAATGCATTTAAATATTCTGGAATCGTATCACGATGAACTACCATTTTGTGTTCTACAGTACCTTTACTTAATGCAGAATCCAACAGGTCCATAAATCCTTTTTCCTGATCAATTCTTTGCTGTTTTCCAGAATATATTGCACTGTTCACTCGGTTTGCTGCATTACCAGTATATCTCAAGATCGCTTTCTTTTCTTCATTCGTCAGTTTTTCTAACTGTTTAGACATTTGATTCTTAAAGGTATTCTTTCGATCTTGCCATACAGCCTTCTGCGCAACGCTCCGATTGAATCCAACGATATCTCCTGCTTTATTCTTCACTGCATAGATCTGAACTCTGGCAGACTCATATCGCCTTCCTGTTTCCTTGCAGAAAGCTTTCAGTGCTGCTTCCTGTTTCTTTAATCTTACAGATTCTTCATTGAACCGATTCTGTAAAGTATTTTTTAAGGTATCATCTTTCGCTTCACTGATCGCTGAATTATATCCAGCAAGTTTCCTCTTTGTCTCTCTGATCTGTCGTTCATGACCTCTCTGCATCTGACTTGCTTCATACTCTGTAAATTGTTTGTCGTTGTATGTCACGCTCTTTGCAGAATAATTATCGATCATTTCTTGTGTATATGCTTGTGTCGATATGCCAGGAAAATATGCATGGAAGTTGTGCCGGCAGTTCCAACCGCACAATCCTGGTCCTGTTCCATATCCTGTTGCTTCATAGAAGTTTTCATACTTCGGATCCGTTCCAGATAAACAAAAGACCTTCCCTTGCCATACGGCATGTTCCGGTCTTGCTCCTTCATGTGCGGTTGTTTCAACATAATCACAATTCTGATCTTTTGCATACTGCAGATTCATTTCTGCTGCAGTCTGGTTTACTCCGGTAAGTACAGCTCTTCTTACCGCGACATCTAATTTATCGACATGCTGTGACGGATATAAGACTTCTGTTCCCTGCACTGCTGCCTCTTTGATCGCATCTGCAATGGCTTTGTCATAACTAAACGCTCCGGTACTTACTTTCATCTGTGCCTTATTGCATGCCTGGATAAAAGCAGATTGTGTTTTAACAGCTGTTGTCATTGTCAGGTTATCTAATTCCTGGCATGTCTTTCTGACGTTTGCCTGCAGAATCCTTTGCATACCATTTGACTGTTCAAGTTTAACAATGGCTTCTTTCCCTGCCTGTTTGTAATAGACAGCTTCATTTTTTAAGTTTCTGACTCCTGCTTCCTGGTACATCCGCTCAACTTCTCGATTCTGGTACCCCGATACCTGACTTACTCGCTTGATCGTATCTTTATAAACAAGACCTGCATTCTGTAAAACCTCCGCCTGATGCTTTGTCGATTCGGATACATTTCCCATTTTGACGATCCTTTTTGCCATATCAGATATGATTGCTATTGTCAGAGTATCTATAATACCAAGTAACTGATCAGAGAAGCGTTCCAAATACTTCGGATCAAGCATCTGTGATCACCTACTCTTCCTGGATATTGAAGCGATCATCCTGTACCGGCATCATTTTCAATGCTTCTTCCTCAGAAACGCCATACTTGGCCGCAATGTATATTTCTTTTCGGATCAGTCCTGCTGTTGCATCCTGCTGCATACTCTGCAGTTCCTGTTCTTTGTCGATCACAATGGAGTCATCCCAATCAAAACTGACCTCATACTTCTTACCGCCATTTAGATTTGAAAGTTGTGCGATCACATCCATTGCATAGATTAATTGTTCTAATGCTTTCTGCAAAGCTTTTTGAATATCAGATACTGTGCTGTATGATCGTTGTTTACTTGTCTTAATCTCTTCTGCAGTCTTATCAACTGTGTTCAGATCGCTCAGAGTTCCATATGCCAATCCAGAATTAAACTCTACCCTACGAAGAATCGCATTAAATCCATTGATAAGGCTCTCATCACGGATCGGCGGTGCAAATACCTTGTACTGCTCCTTATCATCGTCAAAATCCATAATTCGGAAAAGTCTTTCTTTTCCTTTTGGAAGGTCAAATTCTCCGTTTTCTTTTCGCTTAAATAAGCTAACGTCTCCATCAATTGCTAATTCAGATCCCTCAAATTCCCATAATATCCTCGTCCATTGATAATCCGCTTCTTTGATGTCATCTACCGCTCTGGAATATACAGATACTCCAAACGGAGATGAATCATCAATATTGTTTGCGTTTGGAATCTTAAAGTATGCGAATAACGGCTTCTTCACGTTTATGATTGTCACTGCTTCTTCAAGATTGGCCCACTCTGGTACAGCACTAAGCGGTACTTCTTTTCCCAATACCTCAACATTATCAAGATCCTGCCTTACAAAAGCCTTATTCATAATATGATATGTCGTGTTCTCATCGTGTTGATGATATTCCAGTCTTGTATATACCTGTTTCCCGATCGTTACGGTTTCCATAAAAACCGCTGCAATAACTTCCCCTCTGGAATTGAATTTCGTTGGGAAAAAGTGATCAGCTTGAACCATGTCAACTTCTATATGCCCGTCGGATACATAAGGCTTCATTGCAAGTCCACCCTTTGCACAGGCATATTCGGTATATGTTCGTATGTTCTCGATCACAGTCTGATATTCATCATTTATGAAATTATTTCCTGTGATTTCTGTCTTTAGTTCTAACGTAACAAGCCTTGCAAATTCTCCAGCAATGGCAGCAGGTAATCCGCAAAGCTTTAGATCTTTTCTTTTCCACGGCGGTTTATTTTTATACATCTTCGACCAGAGATCAATCTGTCTTGCCATTTCATCCGATACAGCAATATCAACTCCGATCGCATCCTTAATGTTTTCTTTTCCAAGCATTTTTCTTATCACCTGCCTTATTCGCTCAATAATTTCTTTTATCATTTAATCAACTCCATTTTCGTTCACGTCTTACGATCGTGTAAGCAAAATATCTCACTGCATCCATGCAATGATCATGCTGCTTCACTGGTTTATCTTCTCCACGTTCCAAAGCTTTATCATCCCAGATGTAAGAGCCGAACTCTTTGATTGTTTCTTTACAATTCTCTGAGAACAGCAATAAACCAAGATTTAATAAGTTCCCGACAAAACGGATACCATCAAGCACATCATTCTTTGCTTTCTTAACCTTAAATCCTCGTTTCTTAAGCTCTGCGATAAAGGATGCTGCTGCCGGATCGACAATGATCGATTCAACATTGATTCCTTCCAGGAACTCTTCCATGTCATCCGCGTACTCTCCATCTGTCTTCTGTGTAGTCTCATCTCGGCCAGAATAGTAATATTCTTTCGTAGCAACCCACTGACCTTTCTGGTTCTTCTCCCATAAAAGATATACTGTAGCATTCTGTGTACCATAATCGACACTGACGTATTTACTGCCGATTGTTGATTGTTTTTCTGATGTGACATGCTTTTCTACATCAAACATGTCATAGATGATTCCCTCAGCTACGGCCCACAGACCTAAGATATATCGTTTGTAAAACACCCCGGTATACATTGCCCGGTATCGTGCTTTAATTCGCTCAGATAGGCTCAGATTGTCATCCATCGTGAAATGCAGATAAACAAGTTTCTTTTCATCTGCACGATCGATCCAATTGGTTTTAAACCAGTGGTACGGCCCATCTGGGTTACAGTTAAACCAATACTTAGATCCATCCACAGAACAACGTCCTGTTGCCTGGTTAACAAAAGATTCAGGCATCAATGCCACTTCATCGAAAAAGACTCCTGCAAGTGTGATACCCTGTATCAAGTCCTGTGATCGCTCATCCTTGCCGCCAAAGATATAGAAGTAGTTCTCTTTGCCACCTCTCCGAATAACAACTAAGTTATCAGCTCTGTGATCTTCGACATGATACCCTCGACTCTTAAGCATGAGCTTTAACCAGAAAAGTACGTTTCTCCGGAAAGAACCAATTGTCTTACCGCACATACCGAAATTCTGGCCGTTGAATGTTTCCATTGCCCACATTGCAAAGGATAAACACATAGAAACAGTTTTTCCCGATCGGATAGCTCCATCTGCTATGATTCCATCCTGATCATGTACGGGTGAATTTGGTAGCCACCATGTAAGTATCTTCTTCTGCTTCCTACTAAACGGACGAAACTTAAAGACAGCTTTCTTTATTCTTCTTCCCATACATCCGCCACCTCACCTTTTAAGGCTTCGATGAATCCATCGTCTTCTGTCTCTTCTTCAGATGTTCCGGACATGATCGCTGTCTTAGCTCTAATCTGCTCAATCTTAGCTTTCTGTTCAGCTGTAGCAATATCCATGTGATCTGCTAACCAGTCGATTGCTTTCATGCGATCTGCAAGTTTTACGCTCACACCATCACGGCCCTGCTTCACTTCTGTGATCAATGTCCCGTCAACTTGATCTGATTCTTTTAATCGGACACTGTTGATCATTCTTGGACCATAATCAGTTTCAATCTCTTCTTGTCCAAACGACATATAATCGTTCATGTCTGCAAACGCAATGTCCATGTATTTCTGAAAGATATCTTCCTGTTTAAGCATTTCTCTGTTCATGTGATTCTGCTTTAACTGCTCAATTGTTTCTCTGATCAGCTGATTCTTCATAAGCCTGCTGCCTAATACTGCAGCAGACGCATAAGTGCATCCTGGATAAGCTTTCATATATGCTTTCGTGTAGTTAAACATCCTCGATTGATACAAACAAAAAAGCTGTTGCTGATCGGTAAGTCCATCGTTGATCACGACCTGACTTACATCCTCTGCAACGGCTTCTTTTTTGTGTGCACCCTTTTTATTTTGTGTGTACCCCTTTTGTGTACTTTTCGTCTTTTTATTCCTCGACCACGCGTATCGTTTCTTCCACGATTTCACAGTATTAATCGAGACTCCATACTTGGCAGCAATGTCTTTATACTTCATTCCGGCCACATAATCGGATTCTGCCAATATGTAGTTTTTTTCTTCGTTCACACATTACCACCTTCTTTCTTGTTTCTTAAATGGACCTCCAGGGACTCGAACCCTGGACCGATCGGTTATGAGCCGATTGCTCTGACCAACTGAGCTAGAGGTCCATAATTAAATCATCATCTTTTTCAGATACCATCTTTTCTGTTCTTTCTCTAATCGTATCTGTTCTTCTAATAGCTGTATCTCATCATTAACCATCCTCATATTATTAACTACATATCTCTGCACATCCTCGTTGTCATGCCAATAAATTTGGAAGTGTTTTAATGTCCCAAATTGTAAATTGATTGTTGTCCTGTATCGTCTTAAGAAATTTGGAAAGCACCTCTCAATTGCAATAAACATATAATCAGTATTGATTTTATCTTTTGGTTCAAACACTGCATATCTTTGATCTATCAATCCTTTATCCTTAATTTGTCCAACACTTTCATCTACCGCACTCAGCTTTATAAAGCAAGTACCTGCTTTATACTCTTTCCCAGATACTGCACGTTCTACATTACATATGTCATAAATATTTATTTTTCTTGTATTTAAATTCATAACAATCCCTCAAATGATAACTGTCCAATTACTTCTTTTGCTGGTTTCTTTGGTTTTAATATGTTTTTATGCATCTCTACAACTTTCATATCTTCCTTACTTCCTGTCAAATCATTCAACATGCTATACAGATCGGCTTTTATTTTTGTTTCTTCTTCATCTATTTGTTTCAGATTTTTCAAAATCTGTCTAACATCCGGAAGTGGTTCTTCTTCAAATGAGTCTACATATCTTGGAATATTTAGGTTAAAATCATTCTCTTCAATTTCTTTATAGCTTGCAATGTATGAATATTTTTCAACCTCTTTCCTGTTTAAAAATGTATTCACTACTTTTTCGATATGTTTTTCTTCCATATCGTTTTGTGCTGCTTTCTTTATAAATTCTTTTGATGCGTCTATAAAAAGCACATCTTTTGAATTATGTTCAATCACTAGCAAAAAAACTGGAATCGAAGTATTCAAGAACAATTTATCAGGAACTCCGATCACTGCGCTGATCATATGGTTTTCAATTAACCATCTTCTTATCTTTCCTTCTTGTGCTCCTCTAAATAATATCCCGTGCGGCAGCACTGCAATCTGTCTTTCGTCTTCCTTCAGGTGTTGCACACCTCTTAATATGAACCCAAAATCTGCTTTACTTTTCGGGATCTTCCATCCGTATATTTCATAATCATCTGTATCTGGAAACTTCATTGAATACGGCGGATTCATAATGACATTTTGATATTGATCCGGATTCTTCTGTGATGTTTGCCTCGGTATCGATATTTCTTCCTGTTTTTCAAGCGTATAACTTTCAAACACTTCTGATCTCAGGCAATCAGCCCGGCTAATCGTTCCCATCATTCCATTCACGCATGCATCCAATAATGCAAAAGGAATTGTTCTTTCTGAATACTCATATTCATTGATTTTTATTCCTCTTGTCTTATTCGCCCACTTGCTCAATGCTCCTGTGCCTGAACACATGTCAATGTTGTCTCCTTCTTTCATAATTTCGGCTATAATCTGACAGATACAATCTGGTGTAAAATCCTGTTTAAGGTTTTTTCTGTCTCCTTGTTCTTCCTGGAAGATATCTCGAATCTCTGTATATCCTTCGTTTTTTACTTCTGTTATCTTGTTTGCTGCCTGATCAGATAACAGATATTCTAATATTTTATCTGGCAGTTTATAACTTTCTTTTACTCCGAATATTTCTAAAAGGCTTTTTCTATCTTCCATCATATTATCTCCGATCAGCAAAAAAATTCTAAAATTAAACATAAAAAAGACCCGGGGTCCGAAGATCACCCGAGTTCATTCAATAAATTACACGAAGAAGAGGATATCTTATGAAGTATCTCTCTAGCCTATATATTAGACCATTTTTTGCGAACGTGACCGAACATTTTCTAATTTTCTTGAAAAAATCTTGTATTTCTCATTCTACAGCTATCTTCTGTATAAGCTACTCTCCTCTTTGGATGTAACTGATTCATCCTATGTGCCACCTGTAGCCACGTCATGCCATCAATGTAGTAGAACCTGAACATCATTCTAAGTTCGCTCTTCTCAATGCTATTTATGTATTCTTCTGCCTGGTTCATAAGTTCCAGAAGTTCATTCTCTTTCTCAATCAGCATCGCTTTTCGTTTATTAAGCAGCAGCTTCTTTCGTCTTAACTCTGGTACCGGCATACCTTCCACTACAAAGTGCTGTATTCCACCCATGCCACCGCTTACTGTGTCTTTTACAGTTCCTTCTTCCTCAATCCTGCTGATCTGCTTTTCTGTTTGCAAGATTCGTTTTCTTATATCTTTTACTTCTTCAATCATGTCTGCGTATTGGATCAGTACGTTCTTGTCCACGTTCTCCCCTCCTGTTACGATTTATTATCTGCTGCCTTATCCGATCTGTCATCTCCTGATACTCTTGTTTGTAATGCACCCGATCGGCACAAATGCCCATGCAGATTATCTCTGCACAGGCTTTGCATGGATCCATCATATTCTACGTCCACCTTTTCGTTTTAACTGATGTTTTCTTATGATCTTTTGTCGTATTTCAGAATAGTACGGATGTGATTCTTTTTCTTTTCTTCTTAGTTCCTGCTCGTTTACCTTCCAGGATAAATACTTCTCGCATCCTGTTTGGCAAGCAACTCTTTTTGCTCCATGTGCCCGATCTTTACAGATCAAGCACGGACAATCTTTGTATGCCATTATGTATCACTCCTTATAATTTTTCAGTGGGCATAAAACGCATGCTCCTGCACTTGTTTTGTCAAAATGTGGTGTCATTTTTGCATACACGCAATAACCGTCGCACATCTCTTGTTTTACTTTTTTCAAGTCGTCGTTTACTGTTATTACTCCTGTCAGCTTGTCAGTAATTGATGGTCCAAACAGTTTGTTATACAATTTATCAATCTCTGTATCATCTAAAGTTTCAAGAAGTTCGCCAGCACTATCACTACATTCTTGATAAATTCTACATCCTTCTTGATTGCATTTATGACTGCTGCAATACTTATTCAATCTCCATATCTTCTGCTCCCGTGTCATAACTCATCCCTCTCTTTTGCTGCGGCACAGAGTGACATTACTGCCACTCCTGCTACTGCTCCGATAACTAATCCACTTAAAAATCCAATGATCATAGATTAACCCTCCATTATATTTTCAAACCTGTATTTTTGCTTTGCATCAGGATATTTTTCGTGATCTACTTCACTCATAAACATTTCTAATGGTCTTGCATAGATTCTTTGCATTTCTTTTGTAGCAGCATATACTACAAGCAATTCATTTGTCTCTGTATGGCGAGCAACATTAAGGACAACATATAAGTTCCCTTTAAAGTGTTTGTACACTTCGTAAGGTTTCGGCATGTGTCTTCCATTTAACATTTTTGCCACTACCTCTATTTTTTCTCTTGTATTTTCCATATTCTCTGGTCTCCTTTCTCGCATACTGTTAGTCGCTCCACATATTTAATAAGCCGTCAATGTCTCTTTCTAATTCGTAATAATCATCTTCGATTTTGCTTCTTAAAATTTCATATAAAGCATTTATACTTGTTAAACACAACATATTTTCTTGATATATTACATAATTTGGTGTTATTCCATCATCTTTGTACAGACAATCAAATGCGATAACGTATATTTCATCTACCTCATTTATATCTATACATTCTTTTGATTCCTCTTTGTCTCTATATACTTTTCTAAAAATCTTTTCATAAAATCTTACTAAGATTGCTACTACCTCTTCGTCGTTTATACAATTATCGCTGATTCTTTCTGGATGGCTCATAATTGTATAAATAGCTGCCTTTTTGCATGCGTCCTTGAATTGTGCCTTTGTAATCATATTCTCTTCTCCTTCCAGCTGATACATCAACTGTTGTATTGTTCTATTAGTTGATGTATTAGTTGATATATTAGTTGTTCCTTAACTTTCTTTAACAATTGCTGATCTTGATGACTCTCTGCCCTCTGTCATACTGATTAAGTATCTGTTCTAATACGTTTTCAGCTTCTTCTCTTGTCTTGCATCTCTTAACAGTTTCAGATGTTTGTTCTGTCATCTCACATTCGACACTGTACTCCTTTTCTCCTATCTTGTATTGATGTTCACAAATCCATATACTTCTGACATATTGCATATTTACAATCGTTTTATCTTCGACTTGTATTAACATAGATCTCCATTATCTCCTTTCCTTTTCACACCAGACACATCCCTTATCGCACTTGATCCGAACCTTTAACTTCTGTTGCTTGTCCGGACATAATCTCATCTCTCTGATTGGCTTATTGGTGATCTCACAGATGTAACCTTCAAATTCTTTCTTGTTTACCATTATTTTCTCCTCCATGCCATCACTACATCGTTCTTTCTAAGATCTAATTTAATGTTGTTTTCTTCTCTGACCTGCTCGATCATATCGATCCATGTCACATTTCCTGTTTCTAAACACTCTGTTTTGTCATTGAATCTTTTTTTGAATCGATCTAATCTCTTAGTTCCGAAATCAAATTCATCTTTCAAGACTATAAGACTCATGATCAACACAGTATCTAAAATCTGTAGTGTTGCATCTCTAAAATCCTGATCAAGTTCTCTTGGATCTATTAGTGTTCGAAGCCCTGCAAGATTTCTCTGTCTTGTTACTCTCTGTAGCTCTTCTAATCCTTTTTCTTTTGCTATTTTGTCACAGAACGCAATTCCTTCATTTCTGCCCTGCATGATATAATCTTGTTTACTCATACTATCTACCTATCTCAGACAGCTTAACTTTCTACCTGAAACAGCATTTATACTGATCACATTTCTATAATTTCTTGCCCGATCATATAAACTGCCGTGATTCTTCTCCTGTGATTTGAAAAATTGTAATACCAAATCTAGTTTGTGAAAAATAAAAATACAAAAAACCTGAAAAATATGTTTACGTTTGCTTGCTTCGTTAATAGTTACTCGAAAAATCTTAATCAGATAGAAAGTTAAGCTGTCTGATCATACTCCTTTACTTATGATATCCGGAACAATTGCCTACATAATGCCACTGCAAACTTTCGTGTTTTGTCTCGCCCCCCCTGTTAACTCAGGGTAGAAACGCTTATACCACTTCATCAATGTCTTATGATCGATGCCTGATGTTCTGCTGATCTCATTTGTGGACATACCATGTTGGATCCATAACTGTACAACACGTCTTTTAAATCCTTTGCTGTAATCTGCCATCAGTTCTCCTTTCTGCCCACTGCCTTAAGCAGCAGGCTCATGGCTTATACATTGGCTTGTTTCTTATGCATGTTAATAGTTACTGTGGTATATAATTCAGTCCATCCGGCTGATCTCTGTCCGCATGTGATCATCTTTTTACGTCCTGTCGCTTAAGATCATCCCGAAACCCACAACTACCACGACTATTACTACGACTTTTTAACAACAATCTTTGGTTGTTGGTTGCTACGGACAGAGATCAACCGGATGCCTTTATTTACTTAGCTTGCAGCAAGTAACTTATTAATAAAATACTGCTGCCCTTTACCAGTGACCTTTGTAGTCTTACTGATTTTTGTTGATCCGTTTGGATTGTTGATTACCGTTTCTTTGATTTCAAACAGATCCATATCCATCGCTTTCTGTGT